TCAACACTATTAAAAGCAGCGAAATAACCCGTAACAATTCCCTTGTTAGAATCTATGTCTTTAAATTGTAAATCAATTCCTTTATACAGCATCTTCTTAATGTTTGTGTAAATTTAGTGATAATGTCGGTTTTGAATAAAAAATAATAATTTTAGTATTGTTGTATTGTAAAATTGTTTATATTTGTGTAACTTTAAAAGAATTTATATGAATGATAGGTATAAAATAATTGCATCTATATCGAATGGAATAGATAATTTCAGTGTTATTGAATACGAATTCAAAACAGATATAGTCGATAAGATTATGAATTTTGCTTTGGATTGTCAATACAAAATAATAGCGCAAACTAATTGTGAATGCGAGGATATTTTTATTTGCATTCCCAATTATCTTTTAGAGTTTCTCAAAGATCGCCACAGAGACTTAGTTAGCGGTTCAGAACAACCAAAAGACAATATTTACTTATGCGGTATGAAATGTCAATTTTCATTTGACAATAGCGTAACCGTTTTTTACAATGCATACATTCCAACACAAATAATAAAATATACACAAGAACTATGACAGAAAAAGAAGTATTTAACAAAATAACAAGCGAGCATAAGTGGTATATTGGGCATTACAGTCAAGGCTATGCAAGCCAATTAGTGAGCCGATACAATAACGGTCAACTCAAACAATCCACTATCGATTCATTCTTAGAAACGTTTGGATATTACAAGATAAAAGATGCTGAATACGGACAAGAGCCATACATTGACCCTAACTTTGAGTTTAAAGTTTCTCCATCTAATCACGATGTAATGCAAGCTTGTATTAGCCAATTAAAAGATAATGGGTTTGAAGTTGGTTATGTTGACTATTCGCAATTAGAAGGTAAACCGAGTAATTTAAAAACGAAATGAAAAAGTATTGCGATATATTCGAAGGTCATTGCTTATTTTGCTTTTTACCTATTTACTACACATTATTTTTAATTAATTTAATAAAAGGACAATGAAAAAACAATTTACAGAAAAAGACTTAGTCGAATTTGGCAACTACCTTTTATCATTCAAACGAAAAGAAACGATTAAAAAAGAAGTGAACAAAAGAAAAGTTCACGATTGCGATATTGCTAATTTTAAAGATAGTAAATGAAAGCAACTGAATTAAGGATAGGGAATTTAGTAACGCACAATTATAGAGAAGATGAAGTGTTTTCTTTGTCAGGATTTATTTTGTATAAATTAACCGTTACTGAAAATACAGGTGACGAATTGTTTTGCAAGCCAATTACATTAACAGAAGAATGGCTATTAAGATTTAATTTTAAACCGTACTGTTATTTGTTTAATGGAGAATTACTGACGGGATACATTCCTTTTAATCTGTTTTTTCACGAAGAGAATACTTATATTGTCCAAAAATATGAGAGTAAATACTACGTAATGACTAATGGAGAAAATAGGCAAATTGTTAGTGATGGTTTTGAATATGTGCATCAGCTACAAAATATATTTTTTGCACTAACACAAAAAGAATTAAACATTAATTCCAAACAGCACACTCCTTAATTTGAGCCAATGAAGGTCGTTTTTCTTGATAGATTACGACCTTTATTGATTCTGAATTGCACTGGCATCCCTCCCATCTTTCAAGAGTACATTCCCAATAACAACCTTTCCATCTTAAGTGTTTAGCACTATACTTCATAATTTCAAATGTTTATATTCTCTCCAATTATCTTGATGCATTCTGTAATAATGGAAAAGAAATATTCCTTTACAGATTGCAATCCTACTTCCTTTCATTAATTGTCCTTTGGTGAATTTCCAATCAATAAAACCGCCTGCATTGGCTAAACCTTCATCGTATTTATGTTTTAGCCATGTCTTTTTCTGAAACATAGCAAATAATCCTGCTGTAGGTTCGTTTTTTCTACATTCTACTACATCATCGTAAAAATCGTTATAATGCTTCTCGGATAGTTCCCTTAGTTTGAGAATATCAGTTTCTTCCATTAATCCATAAGGCAATTGATATTTCAAACCTAACCTATTAGTATAACACGAAAATATTTGATAGGTATCGCCGTGCTTTTTGATTATGTCTTCTAATTGCTTGTTTATAAACGGGTGTAAATAGCACGTGTCATTGTCTCTTATCACTATCCAATCATCATCATTTGGTACTATTTCGCAATGTTTGTTTAACTCACGCCCTAAATTCTTATCACCCGCACCAGGCACGAAATGATAAATATTAGGAGGCGTTTCTTTTACGATTCTATGCGGTTGTAGGCTTAATAAATTGCGAAATACTCCACGACCATAAGCGGTTACTTTCTTTTTGTTTTTCCAAAGAATATAATACAAAGACAATTGATCACGATAAGAATGTTTTTCAACCTCATTATACCATTGTTCGCAAATATCGTTAAATGAATTATCTCTTATAAAAAAGCCATTCATATAAAGCCCGTGATTAGCTGGCATTCGTTCTTTTTGATACGCTAACATTTGATTTCCAACTACATCAGCATTATCTTTTTGTATTTGAATAACTGCTTTTGCTTCTTGATAAATACAACGTCTGTTTGGGTGTTGCATAGTCAAATAACCACCTTTAAAATATTGTGATGCAAAAGCATTCAAATCACCCATAACTTTATAGTTAGCATCAATGTAAATATACAAGTCAGCTTCTATAAACTTATGTATATTTATTTTAACCTCTCTACTCTGTTTTTTCGGGCATTCTTTCGGTTCTAAATACATCATTCCCCATCCTTTTACAGTCAAATATTTGTTGTCGGTAAAAAATACGTGGCGACAATCTTTTGAGATGTAATTAAGCGGTTGTGGTATTTCGTAGTTACCGAAAAGGCAGGAATAGATTAGTGTCATTTAGTCTATGATATTCAATAATTCAACTTCATTTGCTTTAAACTCCTCATAAGTCATTTCTTTATTCTCGAAATGCTTTTTAACTTTTTTACCTTCTGGATAAAGTACGGAAAGTCCATAATCGCTTCTGTATGTCTCTAACTTAAGATCAGGGTAAGATTGTTTGAAACCAACCACTGAACGCCAGCAATCACCAGTCCAGCTCGTTTGCTTTCTTGGTACAATTTGATGTGCTTCTGTTGGCGGAATTGTATCGTGAAGTATAATTGCTTTGGCGTTGCATTTAAGAGCATTAATGATGTCTTTACGCACTTGGTCGCAATGGTGGAGACCGTCGATAAAAACAACGTCAAAATTTACTTTTTCAGTATTTGATTCAAAGAAATCATCAGAGCTTAATGGCCAAACTTCATGTTTCAAATTAGCCCCTTTGTAAATAGGGTCGCATGTCATTTTAAAATCGCAATCAATCTTATTGTAATTCGCTCCATCTCCATATCCAACCTCAAGATAAGACTTAGCTCCAACATCTTGAATAATTCTGTTTATTATTTCTGCTTTATTTTTCATATACTTTTAATTAAATTGATTTTTACGTATCAAACGCCCATTAGCGTCTTTCTTATTCTCAAATACCACAATGCACCTGCAATTTACAGAATTCCCAGCACTCAAAGTGCTATCACAAGGATAACGAGCCGATTCTAAATCACCTGTTTTCATATTCTGCAAGAAAAACAATTGATCCATTTCTACAAATGGTCTATCGATAAAATCTAAATGCGTTGGTCGTGTTCTTTTATCGGCAAATGCAAGCCACTTTTTTAACTTCACATAAGGCGAACTCAAAGCAGCCATATATTTGCCTTGATTAGCACTTGTAACAGTTTCAGTCCTTGCAATAGTCAGAGCTCTATTTTTATTAAAATCTTTGTCATCTCGAATGGTTTTAGCAACCTCTCTAGCTCCTAATCCGTTTGCAATACCCCTTTCAATCAATACCGCTATTCGTTCACGTGTTGTTTGTTCTACTTGTGCTATTCTACCTGCTATTCTAACAGTTAAAAAGTCACCCAACAAAGAACGCCATAAATTAATCGGCACATCGTTTGTATTTGGTGTAAATACACTCGCAAATACATCAATTAAGTCTTTCTGTTGCTTTGGTTTTGGATCGTCGAATTGATTCCATTGTATCTCAGCTTCATTAATCGTTACATCATTGTATAGTTTCGTGTAGATAGCAGTTAGTTTAGCGTGTTGAATATCATAAGCCATTGAACCGTTTGCGTATGCAGTTGCGGCTGAGTTGTTGACAGATAAAAGCCATGAATAATACATTTTTTTATAACGATTTTCGTAAACGGACTGCCTACGGATAAATTCACGATGTTGTTGTTTTAGGCTAGGCATCTTTTTCTTCTTTCTGTAACACGATTATAACGTGAAAAGGAAATTTATATTCAGTTAATATAAAATAACCACTATTCAAGGCTTTTTGAAACTCTTCTGCTTGTGTTTGTGTAATTCCATCACATAATTGAACTATTTTGTACTTTTTCATAATTAGCTATTTACATCTAAATCTTCTTCTATTATTTCATTTTCAGTAGTATACAAATCCTCTAAAGTACTCAATCCACTAGGAATAAGTACATTTTTACGTTCTGATTCTTGTAGTGGTTCGTATCCCATCATAGAACGTTTTTCATCAACTGTAAGCCAATTAGAAGCCGCTGCAACTTGTGATTGTTTTAATAAATCCGATTGCATCTCAGGAAATATAGTATAATCATATTAAATAATCACACTCTCCCCCAATACATCCTTTACAAACTTATTATAAACTGCTTTACGAGCTTCTACCAATGGAATAATACAATCAGTAATAACTGCTTTTCTAGCTTCTGCAAAATTATTATACTTCTTATCTCCTCCCATTAAATCAGAAGGATATTGGTAAACATTACACAATTCGTTAACCATTTCAGTTTTTGATGCAAGTATATTTAAATCAACTGCCGACAAACCAAAAGCAGTCCATGTTAAAGCCGATGGAGTTACTAAAATATCCCCCGCTTTATGTACTCCCTGATGTTGTTGCTTAAATTTATCCTGTATAGCGGTCGCTTGCTCGGTAGTCAATCCATCAGCCGATGAAGTAGCCCCTGTTATCATTCCACCAGGACCCATATTCTCAAACTGAAATCCTTGTGTGAGGTCTGCATTTTTATACCGACCTAATAAAAGCCTACATGATTGTAATGGGCTTAAACCTTTGAACTGTTTAGTCGGAGATTGTCCTGATAAAATAGGATTCCATTTTTTAAAGTGCAAAACATCTGCTCCTGGCAAAGTATTTTGTAGATAATTAACCTTATATTCTAATTGTGGCGAAAAAGGTGTTCCGCTTACTTTAATATCAACACATGGAGCTGGTAACGTGTGTAATTCGTGTGTTGAACCTACTCCAATATGATAAAGATAAGAATTTCCAGTTAACAACTTATAACCGTCAATATCGTAGTTTTGTTCTGCTGTATTTTGGTAATCGTTAGGATTTAATAACAGTTCTTCTATTATTGAATTTTCAACTTTGTCGTAAGCCTCTGCTTTGTATTTTAATGCTTTGATGTAGTTGCCACTTTCCATCATTGCTTTATACTTCAATTCTTTTGAACGGCTTTTTACTTTGAAGACCTCGAACGGAACAATAGTAGATTTTGATAAAATAGCTTCGATTAACCCGTAAACATTAGGTAATTCTTTATATCCTTTATCAATATAAGTATCGCTTTTAGAGTCTGGATAAACCCACTCACCACTTTTTGAAAGTGTCCAGTTAACGTTTAAATTAATCGCTTTTTTAAAGAATCTATCAAATATACTCATTTTGCTATAATAAAATTTCAGTAAAAATACAAAAATATTTTATATTACGAACCAATTAGGCGATTTGTCTAAATCAAACCTCTCTCTCATCATAAACATGTCCATTACATCGGGAGATTGTCCGTTTAATTTTGACTTCATTTCGTCTTTACCAATGATTTGTAATTTACCATCCATATCAGCTTTTTTACGCTTTATTGCCTTACGCTCAAACATAAAACGTTGCTTAAATGTAGTTTTATCATCATACATTGTATTAGCTACTTCTTCGGATATTTTATACAATCCTTTGTTGACTTTGTAGCCTGATCGATAGAAACATTGAGTTTTTAGGTTTTGATAATTCTCTTTTTCTCCATACCCTTTGTCTCCGTGTTTAAGTTCTGGATTAGGAAACGGACTTGCTCCGTTATTGAATGGGATTGAATCTTTAATAAAGCCATCAATAAAACCCCCTACACCATCGGCATCAAATGTTATATTTTTATTTTGGCATTTAATTTCTTTTGCCATATTAACAATACAATCTACAACTTCTTTGCCGTCGCTTTTGTTTAGTATTTTAATCTTTACTAATTCCCTGCCTAACCACCCCCCGACAATAAACTTGTCCGAACCCTTTAAAGCTATATCGGCTGTAATGTATGGCGTATTATCTTCTAATTCATAAACATTACTAAAAAGCCCACGTGTTGCGCTGTAATCATAAATATCGTTATCAGATATAACGGTTTTCCAATTAGAGTGAAGTAATGCGGATTGAGTTTCTTTGTCCTGAGCCAATAAGTTCCCTAGATAAGCAGGATTTTCTTTTAATAATTCCTTATTATCATAAATAGAACCCCCAATAAAAGTAACAGATTTTACGAACTCATCAGGATTAATTTTTGACTTGCTTACTACATCTTCTAAAATATGCCATCCTTTTTGGATTACTTCTTCTTTAGAATCACCCCAAATAAAATTATCGCCATCTACAATTAAGTATCTTAAAACACCACGCCTTTCAGGTATTGCATATCCTGTATCTTGGTCAATCCACCATGATATAAATTCAGCAACCCAACTATCAGGATCAGGATTACACGTGGCTCTTACGTATGGATTAACACCGCATACCGAACGATTACGAGTAAGCAAGTAAAAGAACATTTTCTTTGTAAAATGCGTAAGCTCATCAAATCCAATAAGCGGAATCTGTGATCCTTGCCAATCGTAAATATTCTTTTCGTATTCTAAATTAGAGAATTTAAGTTTTGATTTACCAAACATCCATTCAAGACTTGATTGTCTTGGTGTAGCATCTAAGCAAGAGTATAACTGAATTGAAGTGTCCCACAAACCACCTTCATTCCTAATTTGAGGGTTTGTTCTTCTGAATATAACAGATCCAAAGCCTTCAACATCTTTATGCCTAATCGGCTCTAAAAGCAATGAAAAAGTTTTTCCAACTCCAGCAGCTCCACCGCCAATACAAATATCAGCAGGAGAAGAAGCGAAGTCTAATTGATAACCCTCTTGTGGTCTTATTATTTTTTCGTTACTTTCTGCCATTATCAGGCAATTGGAATATAGTTACTTGTGATGTGTTTTTTTGTCCATTGTCTTTTTCATAAGCTCCTAAATGCTTCATAAACTTTTCAATAACATCAAGTTTATTAAGTGTTTTTACTTCTTTTGTTTCTCCTATTATTTCTTTACCCCCATACAAATGATCTGATTTTATTGAAGAAATCATTTGTCTATGCGCTTTCGGTATTTCATGAATAGACTTTAGGTTGTCATTTTCGTCGTAAAGCTCTGATATATCAAACCTTATCATATCAGAAAGAACGCTTAAAACATCGTCAATCTTTATTTTATTACGCTCTCTTATTTCTGATTGCAATTCTTCGATTCGTAGGGTTACATTAGGGTTATTGAATACCTCATGAGCAGCAACACGAACGCTATTTGAATTCATAGCTTCGGCATCATAAGCAACCCTATAAGCTGCAGACCTATCGTTTAATTCAACGTATGATTGACAAAATGCTTCTTGTTTATCTGTTAACTCCATGAGTCCAAAATTACATAATTATATCATACAAAACAAAAAAGCCATGCAAAACATGACTTTTTCAGATTTCCCCAAATCTAAACGATAACCTACTATCGCTATTCTGTTGCTTTATTATTTTCCGTAATAAAATAAACTTTTCCGTTTGCAATTATACCACCTTTGTAGACAGTGTTTTCTTTAGGTACATCAATACGCTTCATACTACCTTGTGGATTAAGTTTTAATTCTTCTTTTCTTTTTTCAAGTCGTAATAACATATCCAAAGCTTCGTCTTTTTCTTGTTCGATTTTAATAACTGAGTACCAAATAGCAAAGATTATTATTATTAATAATGCTAATAAACATTTAATTTCGTTCATAATCTTAATACCTAAAAATATTAATCTGCTCACCAAAAAGAAACTTTGAAATAGTTTCGTAATTGTCATAAAGAACTATCATTACAAGTCCTAAAATTGTAAGTGCTATTGTTGTCATGTTATTTTTTTAAGTTATGAATTATTAATAAGATTATCATTCCAACAAGTATGCCAAAAGCGAAAGATGTAGCGCATAAAAATTGCATATCTAGTGTTGTGTATAGTGTTTCCATAATAATTGATTTTAACAGTTATTTTTTAGGTCGTGGTGTGTTGATAGGTAAATTTTGTTTTCTTTCAATCCAGCGCAGTATAATAGCTTTAAATTTGAAAGGAACTCGTATTGTTGTTGTCGGTTCTTTTTTTGGTCTGCCTACTGGGTTTTTCATATCAATTCTGAGTTTTCGTAAATATTTCCAATAACAGTAGCCCATTTTTGAGTATCGCATTCTACAAACTTATCTTCTTCCCATTCGTAACCTAATGGCTCGTTATTCAAAAAGAAACAACCGTTTTTATACACGACTTCATGTCCTTTTTCTTTTACAATTCTTACCGTTTCATCACCTTGTTTTTCTCTGTAAGAATAAGCTATAATGTCACCTTCATAAATTTCAGTTCCGTTTAAGTCTGTTAATCCTGTAAATTGCATTAATTCAAAATTATTAAACAATGTATTGCAAGTATCTTCAAATGGTATGGTTATATCTTCTGTTTTTGGAAATCCCCAAATAGACATAACAAAATGCATTTTTTTATCGATTAAATCAAATGCTCTAAATTTTAATTCTCTGCTCATAATTATTATAGTTTTAATTTCTGTTACAAATATAATACTTAATTTAATATCTGTAACATTTATTTACGATTTATTTTCAAATATTATACAAATAAAACCAAACGTAACGACTTTAACCCCGTGTTTTATCTTTAATTCGGCTTTTTGTTGTGGTGTTAAGTCTCTCCAATATTTTAGTTGTTTCATAATTTACTTAACCATTGGTCGTAAATATTTGATGCTATTTGAGCTGTCATAACTGGAGGTACTGACATGCCTATTAGATAGCCTGGATCAGTATTATGTTTGTAGTCCATTGGATAACTGCCTATTTTACTTTTTTCTGAATTACTTAAATAACGAGGTTCTACGTGTAAACAAAAGCAATCTTTTTTAGCTGTCAATGTTCCACAAACTTTATTTAAATTAACAAAAGTAGTTCCAAATCCTGTATTAGGCTTATTTCTTTCTCTACCATTTATATCTGAAAAATTAGTATCACTATCCTTTTTATTGTTCCACATATCATTATAAAAATCACTTAGTTTATTTTCAAAGTTCCCTTTTTCATAAACCTTGTTAAATAAAATAGTTTTTTCATTAAATTCCATTGTTATTTTAGGCAAAAATGTAAACATATCTTTTTGTTCCATAAACTTACCTGACAAATCTTTTCGTAAAGCAATAAAAAACACTCTTTCTCTACGTTGTGGAACTCCCATTTTTTGAGCATCTAACAAAAAGTGTTGAACGTGATACCCTGCTAAATCAAATTGTTTATAAATTTCAATTACATAGGCTTTAGCTTCACCCATCAATAATCCTTTTACATTTTCAGCAACCACAATTTTAGATTGTAATTCTTTTGCTAAATCAATGAAATCAAAAAACAAAGTATCTAAAACCTGCATTGCTTGACCCTCGCGAAACACTTTATCTTTACCCCAATCCTTTTCTCTATTACCTGCCATGCTAAATGATGAACAAGGTGGACTGCCATCTAAAATATCCAAATCATACAATTCTTTAGGCAAATCTTTACGTAATTTAAAAGTTTGTATTGGTTCTAAAAAAGCATATTTAGGATTGTGGTTTGTTTTATAAGCTTCAATCATTTTAGGGTCTATTTCATTACAACCTAATACATCGAACCCAGCTAACTTATATCCCATTGTTGAACCACCGCCACACGCAAAGCAACTAAATACTTTTCCTTTGTCTTTTGTAAATACTGCATCTTTCAATGTCCAATTGTATGGAAATTTGTGTTCGTTCATAATCTTTTAATTTTTAATTTACTCCAAACGTGGAGAGGTTATCTATTTTTCATGTACCAGTTAATCAATTCTTTTATATCATCAAATTCCCATTTAAAAAAAGCGCAATATCCTTTTGAAATTAAATCGTTAATAGATTTTTGTTGCGCTTCTAAATGTTCATTTTTTAGCAAATCACCATTCTTCTTAAAAGGTGATTTAATTTTTAGTTCAATAAATAATCCTTTGTAAA